TGGCACCGAACTTTTCCCGAGGATTGTTCAGAAGTCAAATAGGCGGGTTCGCCGAGATACAGCAAAAGCAAGGTTTTTTTGATGGCAGAACTATTCAGCAAGCCGACGCCACAGCCTGCTGTGGCAAAGCCGCCGAGCATTGATAATGCTCGGGAAACCATATCGACACTCAGTCGGGCGCGTCTGATGCGTGGCAGGGCAGCAAGCATGTTAGCGCGGGGGGGTGAGAAAGCCCCGGTTGCAAAACGCAAGGTGATGGGAAATTGACTGCTCTTATTGATCACCTGCTGAACCGGCAAAATGAGATGGAGTCGATTCGGCTGAAATATGAAGACCTGTGGGATAGGGTTTGCAGAGCCATTTCCCCGACATCCGATGATTTCAGGACCAAGGACAAGGCGCTTGGGCAGCAGAATCAACGTCAATACGATTCATTTCCGATGCAGGCGATGGATAAATTCGCAGCGGCCATCGAGGGTGGGCTGATCCCTCGTACTGAGATGTGGACGGAGCTTAGCACCGGTGACAATGATCTTGATGAGGATCATGACGTAAAGCTGTATCTTGAGGACAAGAACCAGTTATTGTGGGACGAGCGTTACTCGCCCCGTGCGAACTTTTCTTCGTCTGCACATGAAAAGATTTTATCTCTCGGATCATTTGGAAACGGTTGCTTTCTGGTAGAGGCGCGCAAGGGTGGCGGTATCTTCTACAAGTCGATCCATATTTCCGAGATTTTCATTCAGAAAAACCGCGAGGGGTTTATTGACAAGGTTCATCGGAAGTTCTGTCTGTCGACTCACGACGCGATTGAACTGTTTGGCCCGCAGACGCCGGAGCGGATTTTGAAAAGCAAGGATGCTGGCAGGATGTCGGAGAAATTCGAGTTCCTGAACTGCATAATGCCGCAATCAGACCGCGATGATATGGCTATTGGAATGAAGTCTATGCCTTTTGTCGGGCATTACGTGTTTTTGGCTGATAAGTTGTTGATAAGAACGGATGGGTACTACGAGATGCCGTATATACCGTCTCGATATCTTGTCAACTCTGATGAAGTTTATGGGCAGGGACCGGCAACCAAAATGCTGGCTGACATTTCAATGTTGCAGGAGATGCGGCGCACCACCATCGAGGCTGCCAACATATCTGTTGACCCGCCGGTACTGTTACACGCGGACGACATCAGTGACTTCGATCAGATGCCGGGGGCCCACAACTACGGGGCGCTGGACGACCAAGGCAGGCCAATGGCCATGGCGTGGAATACTGGTGTGAATGTCGGGCTTGGGCTGGACATGATATCCGATGTGCGGCGGCAGATCGACGATGGGTTTATGGGTGTATATTTCAGGGTTCTGGTTGAAAATCCCCAGATGACCGCAACGCAGGCTATGTTGATCGCGCAGCAACAGGGCCAGATGACTGCGCCGCCAATTGGTCGGTTGCAGTCTGAATGGCTCGGCCCGATGATCCGGAGAGAAAGCGGGATCTTGTACAGGCAGGGGAAATACGGTGATATGCCTGATGTTCTTCGTCAGCACTTCGAGAGCACCGGCAAAAGCCTGCAGATCAAATATACCAGTCCGCTTACCCGTGCGGCCAGAACCGGCGAGGCGGTGGGTATTCTTCGGACGTTCGAAAGCTTGGCACCGATTGCACAGATTGACCCGACAGTTTACGATGCGTTTGATGCAAAGGAGGTCGCGCGGATTGTGGCCGACGCCAACGGCGTTCCGGCAAGGGCGCTCAAATCACCTGAAGACATGAAGGCTCAGCAAGAGGCAGAGGAACAGCAGGCGGCGCTTGGCGATGTTCTCACAGCCGCACCGATTGCAGCCCAGACAGCCAAAACCCTGAGTGAGGCTCAGGCAATGTCCCGCAATAATCCGGTGCTGAATTGAACAAGGCAGAGGCAGCCCTGAACCAAAAGAACATGGCTTTGGCCTATCGCCGGCTGTTTCTGTCTGAAGACGGGACGATAAAGATGGATGCTGATGCTGTTCTGCGTGATCTCGAACGCGTATGCATGTGGATGCCAAAAGGATTGCCGACCGCGTCAGGCGGGAACATAGACCCGTATGCGGTTGTGGCTGATGCTGCAAGGCGGTCGGTTTTTGCACACATCAAGCGGCAACTGTTCATTGACCTGGCGAAATTTACCAACGCAATAGAAGGAGATCGCAAATGAGCGACGAAGAATCTGCAGAAGATACAGCAAAGGCAGAAGACCAATCGGTTACTCAAACATCATGGACAGAAGGGTTTGACGATGATCTGTCCGGGTACATTGAGAACAAGGGCTTTGAGAGCGCGGCCACATTGGCGGAATCATACCGGAATCTTGAAAAGCTGCACGGCGTTCCTGCGGACAAGCTGGTAGCGTGGCCATCCGATACGACAGACCGCGAATCCATGGTGAAAATCTATGAGCGCATGGGTATGCCCGGCGATGCCGGGGAATACACGAATGTTCTTGGCGAGGAATTCAATGACGATACGTTCAGGAACATCGCGGCCAAAGCCCACGAACTGGGTCTCGGTGATTCTCAGTTTCAGGGGCTACAGGAGATCGTAGCCCAGCAGGCGGAAGCCGAGAGAAATGCGATTGAGGAAAGGACGGCGGCTGATTTCGATGCATGGAAGAGTTCGAATGAAACCGGGTTCAACAATGCCGCGCGATTAATGGCTGACATGGGCGTTGATGAGGCTGGCCTTGAAGGTCTCTTGTCTGGCGACAAGACTTCAATGTACGACTTTCTTGCCAAGCTGGCCGAGAGGACGAACGAAGCCGAGGTAATTCATGGAGAACCCGCCGAAGGAAGCAGCGGTTTTGCAATGACTCCGGCGGCAGCCAAGGCGAAAATAGCGGAGCTGCAGGGGGATGCTGATTTCATGGCGAAATATCACTCGAAAATACTTTCGATCCGTGAGCCTGCAATTGCCAGAATGACCAGGCTGCATGAAGCCGCGAGCAAATAGGGAATTTGACAATGAATAAGCGTGAAGTTAGGATGCGGGCGATTGAGGCCATTACCGGTTCCGGAATTCGGGAGGTGGCGCGCCTCATATCTGATGCCCGGCAGATCGAAGACTGGGTTATGGCGGCAGAGGACAAGGATTCGTCCCCTCGAAAGCCCGGACGACCAAAGACGGCGGACAAGTAGAGATACCCCGCCTGACGCCGCGAAAGGGCGGGGCACACTGAGCCTTATCAGAGAGATGGTCCCTAACGGATAAGCCGATTCTCGATTGTAATGGAAAACAATCAAGGAGATGGCGATGACCATCAATATTCCGACGCACTTTGTCGATCAATACACGAGCAATCTTGCGAACCTTCTGGAAATCAAGGGCGGCAAGCTGCGTCCATATGTGACTGTATCGTCTCATGTGGGCGAGGGCGCTGTTGCGGTTGACCAGGAAGGCCCGCTTGAAATGCTGGAAGTCATCGGGCGAGGAGGTCCGATGCCGCGAATGGATGCTGCTACGGATCGACGCTGGGTCTACCCGGTGGATTACGAACTGTCGCAGCGCGTTGACACGTTTGATCTGTTGCGCACTATCCTGCCTGACCCGCAAAGCCGACAGGTGCAGCGGGCGGCACGTTCTGCGGCGAGGAAAACCGACGAGGTGATTTTCGGCAAGTTCTTCGATGTTGCCAAGACCGGGCGCAGCGGAGAGGTAAACGAGGTGTTCGACGATACGAACCACCGCGTAGATGCTGCCCTCGGCGCTGCCGCAGATACCGGGCTGAATGTCGACAAGATCATTCGTGCACGGCGAATACTGCTGCAAAACAATGTCGATTTGGAGCAAGAACAGGCCGTCATGGCCATTCATCCGTACCAGGAGGAAGACCTGTTGCGTCAAACGCAGATCATCAACACAGACTATCTTGTTGCCAATGGCGGTGCGCCCATCCTGAAAGACGGCCGGGTTTCTCGGATTGCCGGAATTGATATCATCACGTCGATGCTGGTTCCGACCGACGCGAACTACAGGCTGAACCCGATGTGGGTTCCGTCCGGAATGCATCTTGGGGTTTGGAGCGATCTGAAAGTCAAGGTGAGCGAGCGAGCCGACATCTCGGGGACGCCTTATCAGGTGTATTCCCAACTGACCATCGGGGCCACTCGAATTGAGCCCGGTCGCGTCATCAAAATCGAATGTCAGGAGGCCTAAACCATGGCAAATATTGATTCGACAATCATCAGCAATCGCAATGCAACCCCGCGTGTTGCCAATGATCCATGGAACGACGCTCGCCTGAAAACGACTGGTGCTGGTGAGGTCGAGGTTTCTACCTCCGAAACCGTTGGCAGCCAGCTTCGTTTCGTTCGGGTTCGGTCTGCGGCAGTTATCAAGCAGGTTCTTTTGTCCTGCGATGCTGTGGCGGTCGGCGGTGCCGTCAATATCGGCGTGTATCGCACTGCCGATGATGGGGGTGCCGTTGTGGACGCCGATTTCTTCGCGTCAGCAGCGGTTGTCACCTCGGCTCTGGTAGACAGCAATGTTGCCCACGAGAGCGGCGTATATGGCATTGAGGACAAGAACAAGCCGATGTGGGAAGCCCTCGGCCTGAGCGAAGACCCAAATGTTTGGTACGACATCGCGGGCACCGTGACGACCAACATGGGCGGTGCCGGTACGCTGATGCTGGAAGCCACCTACGTTGATGGTGCTTCCTGATGGCGGTCAGATACTATGGAGTTGATGTCGGCGGTCAGAATGCTGCCGATGTCACGATCGGCACGGCCACCGGATCGAAGGATGTCGAACTGGCAGTTGATGATACGAACCTTACGGCGGGTTCGATCACCAAGCGGCAATTCGTGCAGATCGCTCTGGAAGCCATCGCGCAGGCTGTTGAAGAAGATGCCGGCATGTAAACAACTGGCCCTTCCCTTTCGGGTGGGGCCGCACTTTCATGGGGGCGGGCATGTCGTCAGAAGTTGATATTGCGAACCGCGCTCTTTCTATGTTGGGCGAAATCAGAATTACATCAATGGCCGACGCCAACAAGGGCGCAAGGGCAATGAGCGCACGGTTTGATATGCTGCGCGATGCAGAACTATCTGCATACCCGTGGCGATTTTCAGTCACCAGAACCAACCTTGCAGCATCGACAGATGTTCCGGAGTGGGGATACTCAACCATTTATGACCGTCCTGTAGATGATTTGCGCCCGATCAGGATTGGCGGGGCCGCAGTCGGCGTTTATTACAGCGCTTCCGGGGTCCATGGCCAAGATGCACCCTACGAGATCATCGGTGGGCGCATACACACTAGCATGTCAGCACCCCTGAACTACGAATACATAGCCAGGATTGCAGATACAGGGCAGTTTGACCCTCTGTTTGTGGAGGCTCTCGCGGCGCGCCTGGCGGTTGACGCGGCAGAAGAATTGACGCAGAGCAATTCAAAGAAAGAGGCGGCAATGATGATCTACCGGGATACGTTGTCTGAGGCGCGCCGGGTAAATTCTTTGTACCGTCCGCCACGACGCCGCAGCGCTGGAACCTGGGTACAGTCACGCGTCAACTTTTCACCATGGTAAAAACCAGTCCGATCATAAATGCGTTCAACGCAGGCGAGTGGTCAAACCTTCTTGGCGGCAGAACTGATATTGAAGGGTATAAGGCATCTTCATTCGTGCTGGAAAATTTCATTCCGAGCATTCAGGGCCCGGCGATCAGGAGGGCCGGCACAGGATTCGTCA